ACTGCCAATCGTTATAACCTTGGCTAACAGTTAATGTTTGGAATAATGGCTCAGATACTGCTTCGTAATCAGCAGGTGTTGGCTCACAACCTTTCATAAACTCGTAGTAAAACTCAGATGATGTTTCAGCTTTTGTTTTAACCATTTCGGTTATGCAATCAATGTGTGACTTGAAGAATGCTCTTTTGTCAGTTGCTGTAGTTGCTTGTGTCATGTGCTTGTTGTTAATTGAAATTAGTAAGGGAAGCATCGGTAGACATCCGATACTATATAGTGTTGCAGTAAATGCACCATATGTCAAGTAAATAATTCCAGAGCGTTGCTTTTTTAGTTATATTTATATATATTTTGAATAATTTATTATTAATTAATGACAGCAATTACTCAAGTCACTAGACAATATATTGCTGTCAATGATCAAGGTTACAGAATTAATTGCTCTCATCACAATTGTCGTATTGAACAAACGGTGGTTGATGCTATTAGAGAATTAAGGGAAGATTTTGATCTCGGCTACGGCACTCTTAGCACTATCTTTTCTTTACCAAGGGGGACAATTGCAAAAATCTGTAAATACCAAATCAGGGGGCAAACTCCAGATCGTTGGAAAACAATCTACAAAACTAGGACGGCCTTTAGAAAAACCTGATCCTTTAATTATTGAAGAAGTTTTGTTTTGGATTTCTTCTGGTAATACTTTGCGTGCTTATTGCAGACAAAAAGGTAAACCTGCTTTTACTACTATTTATAATTGGTTGAATAAAGATAAAGAATTTACTGAACGCTTCGTGCGTGCGCGCGAGGTTGGATCAGATATGATTGCGGATTCGATTATGGAGATAATGAATGAACAACCTGAGATGATAGAAGGAGATAATCCTCGCATAGACCCTGCATGGGTAGCTCTCCAGAAGGCCAAAAGTGATGTTGCATTGAAACTATTGTCCAAGTGGTTTCCACAACGCTATGGAGATCGTGTAGGGGTAGAAGCAAAAGGAGATATTAACCTGACCATTTCAACAGGCGTTCCACAGGTGTAAGACAACCGTTGATTAAGCTAGATTACACACCTAGAACTTGGCAAAGAGAATGCCATATAAAGAAACAAAGGTTTAGCGTTTACGCATTGCATAGACGATCAGGTAAGACAGAACTGGCCATTATGGAACTAATAGACAAGGCCATGAAGACAGACAAGGAACTAGCTATGTTTGTCTATGTTGCACCGTTTCTAAGACAGGCAAAAGCGATTGCATGGGCAAGATTAAAACAAAAGATAGAACCAATGCGTAGAACGTCTGTAATCGAGATAAACGAGGGTGAACTATCGGTCAGGTTTAAACATAATGGAGCGATCATCAGATTGTTTGGTGGAGACAATCCCGATGCCATGCGTGGATTACGTTTAGACGGCATAGTCATGGACGAGGTCGCACAGTTAAAGAACGAGCTATGGACAGACATAGTCCAGCCAGCACTATCAGACCGTCTTGGTTGGTCGATATTTATCGGTACACCTAGTGGCATCAACTTGTTCTCTGAGTTGTACTACAAGGCCATAGACGAGAGCGATTGGACAGCTGCAAGGTACACAGTATATGACACAGACTCCCTACATCCCAACGAAGTAACTCGTCTTAAACGTGATATGAGTGAGACATCATTTGCAAGGGAATATCTATGTGACTTTTCTGCCCAAGGTGATGACCAGTTAATTGCATTAGCAGATACCGAAGATGCAGCCAAGAGGACATACCAAGCAGATCATGTAAAACTATCACCAATAGTTCTTGGCATTGACCCTGCAAGGTTTGGGGATGACAGATCTGTAGTGTTCCGTAGGCAAGGTAGGCAAGCATTCAAGCCTGTTGTATATCGAGGTATAGACAACATGGAACTAGCCACCAGAGTAGCCAACCTGATAGAGCAACATAACCCAGATGCAGTGTTCTGTGATGCAGGTGCTGGTAGTGGTGTAATCGACAGACTACGGCAACTAAAATACGATGTAATCGAAATACCATTTGGTGGTAAGGCAACCAAACCAGAGCAGTACATCAACCGTAGAAGTGAGATGTGGTGGTTAATGAAGCAGTGGATAGAAGAAGGAGGTGCAATACCAAACGATGTAGCGTTAAAACAAGAGTTAGCAACCCCGATATATTGGTATGACAATGTAGGTAGACGAGTATTGGAAAGTAAGGATCAGATAAAGAAGAGATTGCAGGGAGCAGGGTCACCAGATTTAGCTGATGCACTAGCACTAACCTTTGCGCTGCCAGTAGCCAAAAAAGAAATGGAGGACATATACATCAAAAGACGTAACGAAAGCAAACAGAAGGTGGAATATGACCCATACAGTAGACTCTAACTTCGTTCGTGTAGCAGATGGTTTAGATGTAAAGCCATTAATCGAATTACTTGATGCCAAACCTGAGTTATGGAAAGAAATACAACATCGTCAATATTTTACAGGCACACCACATAAAGATACCGAGTCAATATACGTTAGAGGGCCACTAAAAATGACTCCTTATTACGTCATGTACGACATAGGATCGTATGACTACCCAAGTATGGAGTATTTGAAGCCAGCACTTGTACCATTAATGCGACCAATATTAGAAAAACTAGAGGTTGTAGAGATGGGTAGAGTACTTATTGTTAATCTCAAGCATGGTGGCCATGTAACTAAACATAACGACCAAGGAACGTATGCAGATCACTACTCCAGATTTCATTTAGTAGTCACATCTAACGAGTGGTGTAGCCAAACTTGCGGAGATCAGAAGCAAAAGTTTGAAGTAGGTGACGTTTGGTGGTTTAACCATAAAAAAATGCACACAGCGGACAATGTTGGCACTACAGACAGAGTGCATATAATATTTGATTGTGTAACTAAATATCCTTTATGACTAGTGTGACCGTAACTAACAAATCTACAGCTACTGTAAACGAAAGTAGAGTACCTAAAACAGAGATTAGACTCTGCACCTACGATGAATTTGTTGTTTTAGCAGACCCATTGTTTGAAGAGCATTACGAAGAGATTGCTCGCAACAAACAAATAATGAAGCTAAAGCCAAACTATCAACTGTATGAAGCATTAAATTCAACAGGATGGTTATTCATCTATGTAGCAATGCGAGATGATGTTTGTATTGGTTATTCTATGAACATAATGATGCATCACCTGCATTATGCTGACCTAAGAATTGCTCAGAATGACATTTTGTTTGTCAAAAAAGAGTTCAGAGGTGGACGATTAGGTTTACGCTTGATAAAAGTAACAGAGGATCATGCCAGATCTGAAGGCTGTAAACTTATGTTATGGCACGCTAAAGAAAACACCGCTTTAGCAGAGTTGCTACCAAAACTAAAATATGGTGTACAAGAAATCATGTATTCTAAGGAGATTTAAAAATGGTAGTTACAGCCGTTGTAGCCACAGTTGCCAGTACCGCAGTTCAGTATGTACAAGGCAGACAGCAACAGAAACAACAAGAAAGACAATTAGCGGAACAAAAATCTGCTAACCAAAAAGCTGCTGCACAAGCAGAGAAACAGCAAGAAGCTAACGAAATTGCACAGAACAAAGCAAACAGAAAGAAAGCAGACGTTAGTGGTATTAATGCAGGTATTGAAGCAAGGCAAGGAGCAGGTGCTGGAGGAACATTACTTACTGGTCAAGGTGGTGTAGCAGGTGAAGATTTAAATCTAGGTGGCAACACATTATTAGGTGGTTAAAAAATGAAAACCAAGAGACAGCAACTGCTGACGAGGTGGGGTCATCTCAGATCAGAGAGGGCTACTTGGTGGTCACATTGGCAAGAAATAACAACATATCTACTACCAAGGAACGGACGCTATTTTGAACAGGATAGAAATAAAGGTCATAGACGACATAACTCGATATACGACAATACTGGTACAAGAGCGTTAAGAACTTTAGGTGCTGGCATGATGGCAGGTGCTACAAGCCCTGCAAGACCGTGGTTTAGGTTAGGAACAGTAGATCCTGATCTAAATGAGTTTCCACCAGTGCAGTTATGGTTGGCAGATGTAACAGAACGTATGCAATTAGTGTTTACTAAGTCCAATACATACCGAACATTACATGGAATATACGAAGAATTGGGTGCATTTGGTACGGCTGGTTCTATTATCCTCCCCGATAGCAAAAACGCTATACATCATTACCCTGTAACCATAGGAGAATATGCGATAGCTACTGATTATAAGGGTAGAGTTAATACTTTGTATCGTGAATTTCAAAAAACAG